TTATTGAGGTTTAAAAAAATAATACGTGTACGATGTATGATTCAGAAACTCATTGATATTTTTTTTAAAGTAGAAAAACCCGTGCTCGGACGGTGGTCACTTAAAAACTGTAGCGAGATGTCGGCATCCATAAATTCTGTCTATCAAAATAGAGATCACTGTGGAGATACGATATGCAAAACACCTAAACGAGCATCGGATTATTATTCCCCGACTACCCTTAAATCTCACTTTCCGCAACCACATTTACCTTTGGGACATTTACACTCTCCACCGAACATTCCACACCGAGAACAGTAACTCGAGGCACGCGACTGGGGGACGGATCTATATATCACCAAGGCAATAAGAAGAAGACCGGGTAAAAGAAGTGTGAATGTTAAAGATTTTTCAGTTGAATTCATTATAGTATAGTAAAAGATTTTTCTACGTTCATATAAATGAAGGTCGTACTCAGAAAAAGTCCTAATCCTAAAAAGAAGTACAGAGTAACCTTCGAAGATGGGTCCCACGTGGATTTCGGGGGTGCTGGGTATTCTGATTATACTATTCACAAAGATCCATCGCGTATGAAGAGATATCTCGCACGGCATGGACGTATGGGTGAAACATGGACTAAATCCGGTTTAAAAACTGCTGGATTTTGGTCTAGATGGTTACTGTGGTCAAAACCTAGTATGCCTGGAGCTAAGCGACTGATGTCCTCGCGTTTCGGTTTGCGATTTGTCTAAGACCACGGCGGTTCAGGTTCTTCTTAAGTTGTGATATAAGATTCGGGGGCATTGCGGGACCACGTGCTACCGCGCGCGCCATAATAGGACGCCTCATAGGTGGAGGGGGAGGGGGAGGAGGTGGAGCCCGTCTCATCATAGGACTTGATTTTTTTGTAGCGCATGTACACCTATTCTTAACGAGTTGTTTGCATGTGCGCATAGTAGCGGCAGCTTGAGTTACGCGATTTTTCATTGCAGCTAAATTGCGTAAGTTAATCTCCTTTCGTAAAGCTTCGTTGGTTTTTTTTACACGTTTACCTTGGCTGTCTCGAGTTAAACGAATACCTTTTCCACGAGCTTTTGTTCTTATGTCAACCATTTCTATATACCGAGATTAAAAAAAGTGATCGGTTCTATAAAGTTTAGCCTGATACGCGGCAGCCTTACCCAAAACACTCACCGATTCGTTTCCGTACAGTTCTTTACATCCCAGGTCATCCATACAATCTCTTTCCCCGATCGTTACCGGTATAGAGTATATCTGATCCCCGGGTGTTGATGTGTAATAATGATATTGATCCCGACGTCCTCTCACTTCTTTACCATACAATGGAAGCGTCTCTTCGTTTTCACCTAGAAGAACACCCATCTGTTGAACGTTTCCGGGTTTGTACATCTTAATAGGAGGATCTCTATATTCAGGTGCGCGACGCACACTCGCGATAGGCCGACGCGGGGGTATCATGGGTGTCGGGACGGGTACTTTAACGACCTTGGGATCTTGTAACTTTGTGATGAGATAAAAGATTGTTACGACAAGTACGAGCATTATAAGTAAACCGGTAGTGTTCGACTTTCCTTTCTTCATTTATATAACTTAGAAAAGATTCCAGAAAGATCGACACGTTCTGCGTATGGTATTCTTTTCAATTTATGTTGAACGAATAACCATAATGCCAGAAACAAAAATTTAGGAATAAGACCAGATGTAGTATTGTCAAGTTTATATATGGGTCCAATTAATCTTCCAAAAAACGTATCTTCTTTTTTGTTCCCTGTGAGTTTCATTTCAATCTCTGTAAGTGCGCACGTATCGTCGTTTGTCGCCCAATGAAAAAAGAGGAAAGGTATGATGAGTGAGTAAAGAGATAGAGTCACTTCATCTCCAACGAAAGGTATCACTATCATCGCGAGAAACAGAAGGACGTGAACAAAAAATATAATATTCATCTCTATTAGTATGGACAAAGAAAAGAAAAAGACCCAGTCCAAAGATAAGGTAAAGCGAATTTGGCATCCTTCACAAGAAAAGATATTGAAAACATGGGGTGAGGCGTCGGCCTGTTATAGATATATGCACAACCACGCGTATTTAGTCTTCAAAAAACAAAGTATGCGTTTTACTTTACCGGTCATCGTATTATCGACGATCACTGGTACCGCGAATTTTGCGCAATCATCTTTCCCTGAAAATATGAGAGCTTCAGCACCTGCCATGATTGGTGGGTTGAATTTAATTGCTGGTATAATTGCCACTATTATGCAATTTCTAAAAATTAACGAAATGATGGAAGGATGTAGAGTCGCGTCATTGCAATACGGTAAGCTTTCGCGTACAATTCGGTTAGAACTTTCTCTTCCTATTCAAGAACGTTCTTGTGATGGTTCTGCTATGATAGAATCGTGTAGAGCTGAATATGATAGACTCATCGAGCAGTCTCCACCTCTTCCGTATGCTATTATTCAAGCTTTCGAAAAACAATTCCCGGATGATTCCGAATTTTTTAAACCGGAGATTATGCATATCCAGCCTATAGACATGTTCATTTCGGAAGATGAGATGCGATTCGAATTACAAAAAGAGCTCGGAGCTATGCGAACAGGTGAATCTACTCCGATCAATACAGACGTTGAGGTGATTATCGATGGATCGAAATCTTCCTAGCTACGTACGCTAACATTATAAGTAGTATCAGATTAAAGAGTCCGATACATATCAAATAAGGAAAAACCTTTCTCTTGATAGGTTCTACGATCCTTGTCTGAAGTGTATCACTTTCCAAAAAAATATCTAAAGCTTGATCAGTGAACTCATCGGTCATGGACTCCTTCATTAAAATAATCCCACAAAAAAAAGAGCGACCATCGACGCTCCATGAAAAAGAAATTTCCCTGTTGGAAAAATACTTGGCACAGGGGGAAAATGTATTCATATGCGGACCCACTGGTTCCGGGAAAACGTTTATAGTAGACTGTTTACTTAATGCGAGTAATACAATCGAGCTACATTCGGAACTTTTTCAAAAGAAGAGTACCTTTTTGAACTTGATAGGAGACACGTCGTACCATATATTGATAGATGGGTACGATTCAAGTGTGTATGGTCATAAGCAGGTCATAGATAAGATTTCTGATATGAACGAGAAGCTTACAAAAGGGTCGGTGATTGTAACGTCTACGTCTATTCACATGTTACCAAATTTCAAACTCATAATCGTACCAAAACGCTCCCCGGATGCGATATTCTCACTGGAGTGCAGTAACCCTAGAGCACGCCCCGCCGCTGACAAATGTCTTGGGAATATACGAAACTTTTACGATTATATGAATTTTTCAGATGAAAAAGATATTTTTAAAACATCGAAGGATATAGTTATAGATATACTATGTCGTAAAGGTAATGGATTTGATACGAGTCAAACGGTGCATGAACACGGTCACGTGGTGGATGTTATCCACGGGAATTATCTACATTCAAACGATACCAACGTCGTACCAATCGCAGATTCGTTATCACTCGCAGATATTTATGACTCCGCGATGTATAAGGGTGAATGGGATTACATGCAATACTACGTATCTTGTGGAATGGCCGTACCCAAATATAATCTAGGGGAGCCACTGAAACCAGAAAATATACAACCCGGTAGCACGTGGACTAAATACGGTAATTATAAGATGCGGCATAATAAACTCAAAATTATTCAAGGGCGGCACACCACGAAATTGGGGGTAGAAGAGCTGGGGTTAATACGTAAATATGCGATCGCCGGAGATCTAGATCCTTTAATCGAATACAAACTCACACCTCTCGATTTTGACATCATGAATCATCTCGCACTTGGCAACAAATTGAAACCATCTGAAGTTGCAAAAGTTAAAAAGAAACTGCGTAATGTAGTCAATGAGTAACTCCGACAGTGAAGACGAGACTTCTGGCGACGATATTGTCCGTGTGGTAGGCTGTGACATTTATTACTATGGGGCTATAGACCGTGAAAGTATACTGACGTTCATAGAAGAGTTTAAAAAGTTGGAAGTTGACTTACTTAAAAAAGCGATCGAGCTTCCTGGGTACACACCTACAATTCAAGTTCATATTCATAGTGAAGGAGGTGATGTATTTTCAGGGTTAAGTGCTATGGACACTCTCAGATCTGCGCGGGTTAACGTGACGTGCATAGCTGAGGGTAACTGTTGTAGTGCCGCCACCTTTTTACTTCTCGGAGGGAAGAAGAGGCTCATGAGCCGACATTCATTCGTGTTGATTCACCAGCTCTCGACTGGGTTCTTTGGAAAATATAATGAACTCAAAGACGAGATGAAAACATGCAAAAAAATCATGAAAACCATAAAAGGAATCTATAGATCGGAAACTGAGATTCCTAAAGAAACACTAAACGAATTCATGCGCAAAGATATCTATCTCAACTACGAGGACTGTCTCAACTACGGGATCGTTCACGACGCCTCGTAACATCAAGAAATCGCTTATATAAAAAAATTACACCTAAGATGATCACCCCAACACTGATTGTATTCATATTTAAGGGAACCGTCGTTAACGGAGGAGGCTTAAGTCGCTCCATCCTTTGATAATTTACTACTGGTATCATTCCTACTACTAATATGAATACAATTTTTACTACCGATAAAAACAACAAGAAGCGCTACCTCGACATTCGTGTTGAAGAAATCAATGATGTCTGGTGCATCGTCAAGGCAACTGGTCATGTTGGGGGGAAAGAAGTTACATCCATGACTGAAGTACCCCTCGGTTTCGAGAGTGCGACGAAGCGTGCGAAGACCATGTGGAAGAATGCAAACACTAAGGCTACCACAGTTCTTCCTATGCTGGCGAATAAATGGGAAGATCGCAAGAAGTACATCTCCGAACCATTTTACGTGCAACCCAAGCTCGATGGTGTTCGTCTTCTGGTTTCTAAAAACGGTGGTATCTCGAGAACCGGTAAAATCATCCCCGGAACCGAGGTTCTTGGTAAGGGACTCGAGACTGGTCAATACGTCGACGGAGAGGCGTTTGA